CCACAATGACCGATTCGTCTAGTGGTTAGGACATCGCCCTTTCACGGCGAAGACAGGAGTTCAATCCTCCTATCGGTTACAAAAATAGGTTATAACTGAATATAGTCGAGGCGCCACTTTAGCTCAGTAGTAGAGCAGTTGCCTTGTAAGCATCAGGTCCTCGGTGCGAATCCGAGAAGTGGCTCATATATATACAAAAAAAGGGAAGTTTACACTTCCCTTTTTTATTGCTCTACATTTATTGTAGGAATGTAAAGCTATTTCGTCCTACTTGCGAAATAAACCCACCAACACCAACAAGGCGACAAGTCCAGCGAAACCCGACTCGCCGAAACTATTAATGATGGATGTCAGGTTACCTATAACATTCACACCAAAGATACCACTTCCGAATATTACTTCAGATACAGCTCCTATGGCTACAAAAGACAACATTAAATGACCTAAGTCATCAATCCATCCTTTGAATGTTGTTACGATTTCCTTCATGGTTTTCTCCCGTTTGTTAGAAAAAAAAGGATTACTCAGTAAAATTAAGAACCGGAGTAACCCTCAATAATAAATATTAATGTTAACAAATTATAAATTCTAATATATATTTATATACGAAAGTTTTTTGGTTATTACATATTTATTATTAGATAAAAACATTTAGGTGAATTATGGCTATAGATTACGAAATCTTTGATGGTAAATCACTATCATCATTATTTAAAGACATTTACAACAATACACAACACAATAGAAAACAACTTGACGTTTTAACACGTGAGCTTGTACAATTTATTAAAGACGGTGATACCGCTGTACAGATGGTACCTATGATTAAAGAGTATTTAGAAATAAATGTAAAAAACGATGACCAACTTGTTAAGATGGCGTCAGTTGTACAACGACTAATTTCTGCTGAAGGTAGAGTAGGTTCAGAAGATGAATACGGTTTATCAGAAGAAGAAAAAACACAACTACTTTCAGGTATGGAAGACACTATAAAAGACTTACAAGTAGAATCAGATAAAATACATAATAAGATTGAAACCGTAACAAAGGTAAATTAAATGGCTTATAGACGAAAAAGAAGAGTAGATACATCTACATCTTATTTAACAGGTATACCGACTTTTTCAAAAATAGGTTCTATGGTAAAAAAATTAATTGCTTCATCACAGTATGATTTCTTTGAAGGAGAAGCCTTTGAAGTTAAAGAAGTAATATTAAATGAATCTAATAATCGTGGTAGTGTTAGAGGTACTTTTATAAATAATCCTAATCAAGAAATATTAGGTGGTGTCGTAAAATCCTTGACACCAAATATAACTACTGTTCCTGTAATCGGTGAACACGTAGTAGTTACAGAATATAATGGACAACATTATTATACAAGTATTATAAATCGTAAAGGTTCTGTCAACGAAAATTCTATACCAGGTGTAAGTGGTAATTATGTAAAAGATACTAAATACGGTAAAACATTTGAAAGAAAAGATGTTAAACCTCTTGAGATTAGTGAAGGTTGTATTTTATTTGAAGGTAGATTTGGTCAATCAATACATTTTAGTAATGATAAACAAAAACCTCAAATAAAAATAGTTGCCGGCCATAGAGGCACAACAGAAAATATAAACAACGATGATTCTTCAATATATTTATCAGGTGGTTCAAGTAAAGCATCAAATGAAGACAAAAAAATACAAATTAAATCTAACAGTATATTTATTAATGGAAGTGATATTAGATTAGGAAGTACTGTAGAAAGTAAATTAGAACCTGTAGTAAAAGGTGATGAATTAAAGAAAATAATTGATATGTTATTAGATAGTGCAATTAGTACAAAACAAGCTGAGGTAGCTACAAAACTTGTAGCATCAGGTGGTGTAGTAACACCAGAAACAACTCAATTAGCGTTAGAGATTGGAGAGTTAGAAACAATTAAAAACCTCCCAACAACACCATATTTAAGTTTAACAGTCAAAACAACATAGGAGTTATTATGACCAAAAAAGACCTTGTAAAAATAATACAAGAAGCTGTCCGTAGAGAAGTTAAAAAAGAAGTACAGAAGATATTTATAAAAGAAGAATCTTCACCTACTTTAAAAGAAACCATTCCAGAAGTTGCTAAACCAGTTTCTTCACCTAAAAAAGAAGTAAAGTATTCTAACAACTCAACAATTAATAATATTTTAAATGAAACTACGGCATTATCAAAATCACAAAAAGATGAATATCCTACTATGAGTGGTGGAGCGTTTGATACAAGTAAGATGGCGGAACTAATAGGTTACGGAAAACCTGAAGAAGTTAAACGAGATATGGTGGCTGTAGACACTTTTAAAAGAGCTGGTGTTTCATCAGAACAAGTTCCAGAACATATAACAAATGCATTAACACGAGATTACAGTGGTTTAATGAAAGCATTAGATAAAAAAGGTAAATAATGGCAAGTGCTAGAGAAAACGATTTAAATCCAAATATTTATATAGGGTTATCTTTTCCATTAAGACAAGATAAGTATAATGATTTTGCATTAACCAAAAATTCTTTAGAACAAGCACGACACAATTTAAAAAATTTACTATTAACTCACGTAGGTGAACGAGTAGCACAACCTGAATTTGGTAGTAGATTAAGAGCTCTTTGTTTTGAACAAATAAATGATGAATTGCCAGTACGACTTGAAGAAGAAGTTAAACGAGCAACTGGTGTATGGTTACCTTATATTAACATTCAAGAAGTAAACACACTCACAAACGAAGGTGACCAGAATAAAATTTTTGTAGAAGTGAAATTTTCTACTACGTTGACTCCACAAACAACAGAGTCAATAACATTAGACGCTGGTTACACCGCAGAACGAGTTTAGGAGTAATTAAATGGCTCGAACAAGTACAAAAAAGAACGTAGTAAAACAAGTAAATTATCTTAATAAAGATTTTAGTGATTTTAGAGATAATCTAATCGAGTTTGCTAAAGTATATTTTCCAAATACATATAATGATTTTAATGAATCTTCACCAGGTATGATGTTTATTGAAATGGCTGCTTATGTTGGTGATGTACTTTCATACTATATAGATTCACAATTTAGAGAATCATTATTAGCATACGCTGAAGAGAAAAGAAACGTTTATAATATAGCACAATCATTCGGTTATAAACCAAAAACAACATCACCAGCTTCAGTTGTATTAGACGTATTTCAGACCATCCCGGCACTGAATGAAAAGCCTGACGAAAGGTATGCTCTTACTGTAAAAGCGGGTACACAGGTCATATCAACAAGTACAGGTACAACATTTAGGACATTAGATGAAGTGAACTTTAAGTTCTCAAGTTCATATGACCAACGTGATATTACAATATTTGAAAGTGAAGATAATATACCGACTAAGTATTTGTTGAAAAAGAAAATAACAGCTGAGAGTGGAAATATAGTAACAGAAACATTTTCTTTTGGTTCAGCTGAAAAATATGCTCAAATAAAATTATCAAATTCAAAAGTTATAGAAGTTATTTCGTGTACTGATAGTGATGGTAATACTTGGTCTGAAGTAGATTCTTTAGCTAGAGATACAGTTTTTACTGATATTGAAAATAATGCTACTAACGACCCAACTTCAGTTGTTAATAGAGAAGTTTCACCTTATATCTTAAAGCTAAATAAAACTTCTCGTAGATTTACACGATATATTGACCAAAATGATTCATCAATTTTAAGATTCGGTGCAGGTATATCTAATAATGCTGATGAAGAACTTATTCCAAATCCATCAATGGTGGGTTCAACACTACCAGGTAGTCCAACCTTTTTAACTACCGCATTTGACCCAAGTAATTTTTTAAAAACTAAATCGTTTGGACTAGCACCGTCTAATACAACACTTACTATAAAATATGCGTATGGGGGTGGTATTGATAATAATGTAAATGCTAATGATATAACTTCAATATCAAGTATTTCATATGAGATATCAGATGCTTTATTATCTACAACAACAGTTCAAGAATCAAAAGATTCAGTATCATTTATCAATCCAAAACCAGCTTCAGGTGGTTCATCGGGTGAATCAATTAGAGAAGTTAGAGAAAATGCATTATCGTATTTTCAAGCACAACAAAGAGCAGTTACTAAAGAAGATTACATTGTTAGAGCTTATTCATTACCAGCTAAATATGGTAACATTGCGAAAGTTCACTTAGTACAAGATGACCAATTAAATAAGTCAACTGGTACAGATGAGTTAGAACGAACAGTTACACAAGAAGATGTTGATAATAAAAGAACCATAAAGTCATTACAAGTCAGAACACCTAACCCATTAGCTATGAATATGTATACTTTAGGTTTTAATTCAAATAAAAAACTTACATCATTGAATCAAACTGTAAAAGAAAATTTAAAAACTTATTTATCACAATATAGACTGGTAACAGATGCGGTTAATATTAAAGATGCTTATGTTATTAACATTGCTGTTAACTTTGCAATATTAACAAAAGCCGAATTTGCAAAGAACGAGGTGTTACTTAAATGTGTAGCAGCTATAAAAGATTTCTTTGATATTGATAGGTGGCAAATTGGCCAACCTATAGTAATGTCAGATATAGCATATGAATTGTCATTAGTTGATGGTGTAGCATCAGTTGTACCACCTATAAATTCTGACACAATAATAAAGATTGAAAATAAATATAAAGCTGGACAAGGTTACTCTGGAAACTTTTATGATATAAAAAATAGTATGATTGATGGTGTTTTATATCCAGCGTTAGACCCAAGTATTTTTGAAATTAAATATCCAAACTCAGACATCAAAGGAAAAGTTGTAGGAGATAATTTAGGTATAGTGGAGTAAATAGATGCATTATTTTATATTTCCTGAAAAAGACACTACAATTTTTGAAGCGAGTTCAAGTTTAAACTCTGGTATGGATGAAATATTAGAGATTCGTAAAAACGTTAGTGATACCGGAGCAAGTGTAGACGTTTCTCGAATTTTAATAAAATTTGATACAACATATTTTCAAGAAGCCTCAGCTTCTGGATTGATACCTCACACAGGTAGTAGAGCAGCCAAATATTATTTAAATTTATATGACGCTAATCCAAAAGCACTAGCCGCATCACAAAGTTTATATGCATACCCAGTCAGTGGTTCTTGGGATATGGGAACAGGTCGTTCTTATGATAACCCACAAACAGCTGATGGTTGTAGTTGGAAATATAGATATAGTGAAACTAATGGTACATTATGGGCGAGTGGTAGTGGAGCCGAAGATGGAGCAGGTGGAATATGGTATACTTCAAGTGTAGCACCGGCAGCATCAGCATCACTTAATCATCAAACACGTGATTTAAAAATAGATGTTACTGGTACTGTAAATTCGTGGTTAAATGGTACAATTGTAAATGATGGGTTTTTAGTCAAACGAAGTGGTAGTGTAGGAAACAATCACCCCTCAGCTTCAGAAGGTAATACAGACCGTTTAGGTAATTTTTCATTTTTCTCATCAAATACACATACGATATTCCCACCAACATTAGAGGCTGTATGGGATGATTCAACTTGGTCTACTGGTTCGTTAGATGCATTGACATCTACTAATTTAGAAGATAGTGTAATTTATATGAAAGGATTACGACCTAAATATAAAGAAAACTCAAGAGCAAAATTTAGAGTTGTTGGTAGAGAAAGATTCCCATCTAAAACATATTCAACTACACCAGCCGGTTTAACAATAAAATATTTACCAAGTGGTTCTTCATATTATTCAATTACTGATGCTGAAACAGCTGACGTTATAGTACCATTTGGTACAGGTTCTAAAATGAGTTGTGATTCGACCGGTAATTATTTTAATTTAGATTTAAATGGATATCAACCAGAAAGATATTACACTCTACAATATAGAGTAGTAACTGACGAAGGTACAGCAGACGAATTAGACCAGTACTATGACGAGGGATTTACATTTAAGGTAAGTCTATAATGCCATACACAAAAGAAGAATTAAAAAATGTAGATTTCTATACTGAGTTCGTAGGTAAACTTCGAACTGTATACTTAGAAGATTTACAAAAATTCGCATCAATCGGTTTTAGAAAAAATAACATATTATATTCTTTTGAAGACATCATATCTTCAAATGGTATCGAAGATGCAAAAATAAGTAATAGTTCATTATATTCTGGTTACTTAACAGAAAAAGACCAAGAATCATCTAAAACAGTTATTACACAATCTTATCCAAGATATATTAAAAATAACAGTTTAGAAAAAATAATTGATAGAAGTATATCTGAATTAGCAACAGAAAATTTTGCACAGACATTACCAGGTGAAAGTCAAAACGGTGATGTAATTACAAATGAAGACCCAACTAATTATGATAGATGGTTGATACAAAACAATCAAAAAAGAAAATTTATTGACCTTGCAGTGTATTATGGTAAAGACTACGCACTATTTACATTAGTAACATTGACTGATAGTCAAATAGCAACTATACCTGACGGAGAACCAATAGGATAATGAGTAGATTAAACGATACAGACTTAGAACTTTTACAAACTGGACAAACAGTAAATTTGTCTACAGTAGAAAATGCCTATTACGGTGGTGAGTTTACAACAAATCCAAATGATTGTGTAGAAGTATTAATATATGATACAAATGATAATTTGTTAGAATCGGGAATTGCTGATACGACAGATTATTCGTATGATTTAGATATCGGAGTAAAATTAAATACAGGTACAATACTTAGAAAAATGGGTTATGATAGAGGTAAGTATGTTGTGAAATATAATTTTCTTAGGAAAGTTGCGGGTTCATACGAAACAGTATTAGTTGATTCAGATAGTAGAATATTTAGAGGTAATAATTACCATATTATGAATAATGGTAAGATTATGACAGGTACAACACATACAGATAATTCCAGAGAGTTATTTTTAAAAGAGTATAAATATTATACACACGAGATTTCACCTTCAAGAACCGAAGTCAGGTTGGCTCCACAATCTATTAACGATAGTCAATATAAAAATAGTTTTTTAGAGTCACAACAAACATCAAAAAAAATAAAAATTGCTAAAAATGATTTTATTTCTCTTGTCGTAGATGCGCAAGGTACTTCTTTAGTCGGTGATAGTAAAACAATGAGATTATCAGGAGATACTTCTCAATTATCAAAACAAATGATAGGTGGTTATGTCTCAATTAATAACGCTTTTATAAAAGAATATTTACCACCACCACAAGCTACAGACGGGAGTCAAGTTCTGGGTGCAATTGAAGAATTAGAGTCATCAGTAATACAAGCTCAATTCTTTATATCAGATGATAGTAATGCTACTTATGATTCGGGTGATAGAAATTTTACTGAATTGTTTGAGATATTTAAGGGTATAGACGATGACTCACTTCCAGTCGATACCTCTATAATTGATTATCCTAGAAATAACGCAGCTAAAAATTTAAAAGACATTCAAAAACTTTATTATAGTAAAGTTAGTTATCCACGTTATAAATGGCAGGGTGAGGATAATCCACATACTATAACATTAAAAAGTATTTCAAGTAAACCAAATGTACCTACTAAATATACGTGGGAGTTAACAGGTTGGGATTGGGGTACTGGTGGATGGAATAAAGTAAAACCTTACAGTACCACGTCTGACGGTGATGTTGAATTTATAGAACCCACCGCCGCAGTATCTTCACAATTAAAAGTTACTCAAGACTCTTCAACAGGCAGTCAAGTAACCATACGTACACATAGTAAACACGTGAACATTGGTGTTAAATTAACAATTAAACCTAAAGACGGACAATCAAGTACAATACATATACCAGCTTGTATTCGTGTAGCATAGTAAAGACGTAAAATGATAAAATTAATAAGTGGATTAGACCAAAGTAAAAAAGGTAAACTTGATACCGCAATTTCTTTTATAACTGATACGGCAGCTGACCAGTACACGTGGAGTTTAACCAAACCTGACGGTAATTTCCTTAATGTAGGGAGTGGTCAAGGTAAACAAGTTACATTTACATTAACTAATTTTTTACAACCATTAGCAGTAAACAATGGTACTTATATAATATCAGTTGACCCTCGAGATGAAAGAAAACAAGGTGGGGACCTCGACCCTACTATGGAATCTTTAGGTACAGAAACATACATATTTAGTATAGATTCACAGGTTGATGATAAAAAAGCAATCTACACACCTTTTGTTTCATCAATTATTGATATAAAAGATAATGAAATTAGTCTTGGAACTTCTTGGAACGAATTAAAAGAAAAAATTTCTAATCAAATTACAGAAGATAATCTATTACCAAGCGACAAGTTTACCAATGTCAGTATAACATATAATATAAATGATAAAAGAGATTTAAATACATTTTTACATTTTGGTGATGATAAAATGTTACTCACAACCAATGTAAAAACTGATAGTAAAACATTTGAAGATTCACCATACTCAGCTATATTTAAATTATATGAACCGTTACCAGATGACATTACAGAAAAAGATAAAGTATATATCGTCAGAGAAATTCTTCCACAAGTAACAGAGACCGTTGAATTAAAACCGTATGACCAAGAAGAAGAAGATGTATTGGTACTACGAGTTCCTGATTCAGCCCAAGTAGACTCACCTATAACAAAACGTTCAACTGAATTTAAAAGTTATGATGATTTAATTACAAAAGATGTGAGATTACAAAAAGAAATTGAAGATAAATATTTAACTGAGAAATCAACAGATTTAAATATTGATTATTCTAACTATGATAATTTTATAAACTTCTCATCAGCTGAGAAAAGATTAAAGAACTTTAAATATAAAGTTGAATTACTTGAAACATACACAGCAGAAAGTGCGTCGTTAGTAAACATTTCAAATTCTCAACGAGATTTAACTATTGTTGATAATAAGATACGTAATGTAAAAACTAATCTTGATGCATATGAAAATTATCTTTACAGTACAAAGTCATCTTATGTAACAAGTTCTATTGGAGAAATTTCAAACGCTGCTTGGCCTAAAGTTGGTAGTGGGTCTTATGAATTTCCATACGCACCTATAACTTCATCACACGCAGAGTTTACAAACTGGTATGGTAGTATTGGAAGTAAAACAGGTCAATTATACAGCGCGTCTTTATACGATATAGACAATCAAAATAGGTTAGTTAATCTACTACCAACTCACGTAAGAGAAGATGTAGAAAATAATCAGTTTTTTGATTTTCTTGATATGATAGGACAACAATTTGATGAAATATGGTCTTATACAACAGCAATGGCTGATGTCACAGATAGACAAAATGATTTATCTGAAGGGTTTTCAAAAGATTTAGTTTTTAATCTTGCTAAGTCATTAGGTTGGAATCAACAAGACGGTAAGGATTTATTAGATTTAAGTAGACTTGGATTTGGACAAAAACTTAGTGGTACAACGTATTCACTTTACACATCTGGTTCATTAAGTTCACCACCTGAAAGTGATGTTTCAAAAGAAATAACAAAAAGATTAATAGCAAGTATGCCTTACTTGTTAAAAGCGAAAGGTACACTCGGTGCGTTGAAAGGTATATTGAATTGTTATGGTATACCATCTTCTATTTTAAGAGTTCGTGAGTATGGTGGATTACAAAAAGCTAACCATAAAGCACAATTTGAAATAGCTAGAAAGTTTACACGAGCATTAAGATTTAAAGGTACACAATACATTGAAACATCTTGGGCAGACGATGATGATAGTGAAAGAAAACCAGATACAGTTGAATTTAGATTTAGAGCAGTTTCAGGTTCAGACCAAATACTTGTACAAAAAGGTACTGATTGGGCTATAAAATTAAAAGATAATGATTCAGTTGATAACTACGGAACTGTTTCCTTTATGTTAACTGGTTCTTTTGGGTTACAAGAAATTAGTTCATCACTACTACCTGTATTTGATGGTGAATATCATTCTGTTATGTTAAGAAGAACTAAGGTTGAACCTGAGTTATTTTCATTTCCGTCATTTGAAACTGCAAGCTTATTTAATCCACCATTTATAAAAGGTATTTCTAACGCTGAAAACGGTGATATACAAATAGTTAGTAGTTCAGACGTAGCTAGGTCTGGTACAAAAAGTTTAGTTCACATAAATACATCATATGACGGTTCTTCGTTCTCTAAATTTTATAAAAAACCATCAAATGATATAACTGATAATATATCTGCAGTAAGTGTAACTCAAGGTGAGACTTATACGTTTTCAGCATACGCAAAAGTTTCTTCCAGCGCTGTTGATTCTGTAGGTAGATTAAGTTTATTTGAATTAGATTCAAATGAAGAGGTTGTAAATTGGGACCAAGAATTTGAATACAGTTTAACAGAAGGTGGAATAAAATCGTCAGAACACATTGGTTTAAATGAAACAGAGTGGAAACAAATTGTAGTTCAAAAAACAATGAAGTTTCCAAATACTACTAACTTAGGTGTACGATTTGAAAATGTAAAACCACAATCAACAATTTTTTGGGATGATATATCATTAAGAAAAGTTGCAACAAATACAGATTCTATTGGTGATAATTTTAATTATGATTTATTTGTTAAAAAATATGAAGCTGGTTTAGATAGAATAATACAAACTTCGAAAACAACCCTTAACATAACTGGTTCGACTTCTCAGTCATATAACGCTTCGTGGACAGGTAGTGGTAATTTATTTATTGGTGGCCATAGTTCTGGTACCGCTTCAGGAATATTTAATGCTGATAGGTTTGGTGGTTCAATGATGGAGTTCAGACTATGGACTGAACCATTAGAAGAACAATCATTTAATATTCACGTAGAAAATCCAAAATCTTATGTTGGTAATAGTCCATCTTCATCTTACTATAATTTAGTAAGAAGATACTCTTTTGATGATAACACAGAATTATCAGACGGTGATAGTATTAGAGATGTAAGTGCTAATCAAACTTATACACAAACAGGTAGTGCTCAGGGATTTAGTGGTGAAAATACATTTGAACCTGTAGTTGATAAAACAAAAACTATTGTTCCAAATTCAGGTCCTAATCGAAGAATGGCAACTAAAATAAGAATTGAAAACAATTGGTTAAGTGGAAGTGGAGCTGCATTAAGTATAAATAAACGATATGATGTAAGTTCAAATGACTTTTCACCACTTGATTCACCAAAACTTGGAATTTACTTCTCACCAGTCGATGTTGTAAATGAAGATATCATTTCATCATTCGCAAACCTAGATTTCAATCAGTATTTAGGTGACCCACGAGATGTATTTGAAGAGAACTATACTGGATTGACAAATGTATCTAATGAATATTTTAAAAAGTATTCATTTGGTTCAGGTAGTGCTAATTTTTGGGATTATATGCGACTTATAAAATACTACGACCAATCAGTATTTAAACAATTAAAAAAACTTGTACCAGCTCGAGCAAAAACTCAAATGGGAACTTTAATTGAAGGTAGTATTTTTGAAAGGTCAAAGTCTCCAGTTCAAAGAAATAATCCATCTATTACACAACCCTTTTATGAAGATACTATTAATGTATCTCGATTTGTAGATACTACAGCTTATGGTGAACAAGAACAAAGTGGTTCTATAATTACTATAGAAACTGAATATCCGAATTATACAGGTAATATAGACAGTACTGCTACATTTAGAACACCATCTCTATATAATTTAAACCACTCATTACACAAATATACTGGAGATGAAAATCTTTATATAAGTGGTTCTGTTAAATATGGTGGACCTAATAAAGTATTTAGTGAGCCAACAGGTTCAATTATATTAGATAATAGAAAATCAGAACTTAACCAACAATATAAATTTTACTATACAAGTTCAGCACATTACGCACAGAGTCAATTAACATCACTCGATAGATATGTAAACTTGTATAGTTCAAAATCCTTAGTAGAAACTGATTTAGACCCAGGTTATCAACACATAACGGCGTTGAATAACAGTTTTTATGAAGGTGTAAAAAACACAATATCAACAACAACTGACGGTGATTACCCTATTGTTATTAGAGTAACTTCACCGACAGTTGCAGTACCAACTGATTCTACTGATACAAACTTAAACATCATAGATTCGGAGTAATTAAATTGTTGAAAAACTTAGAAGATATATATTTATTTACAGTAAAGTTATATCAAATTTAAAATCTTGGAGATAAAAAATGGGCTTTTTAGACAACTCAAGCATTACAGTAGATGCGATTCTTACAAAGAGAGGTCGTCAGATACTTTCACAGGGTGGTAATTTTAATATTACTAAGTTCGCACTTAGTGATGAAGAAATAGATTATACACTATATGACGTAACACATCCAGACGGTACAGATTCGTACGGTGTAGCAATAGAGAATATGTCTCTATTAGAGGCAGCACCTAATCGAAGGGCGTTTAACAGTTTTCTTGTAAATCAATCTTTAGCTGGTGTTAAAGTAAATGTTGCACGACTTAATTACCCTGGCGTTAACCCATTTTCAGAAATAGCAATTGCTCCAACTACTATAGGTGGAACAGCAGAGAATTATGTTTTTACAATTGAAAACACAAACATAGTAAAATTTAAAGGAGTGCCTTCAGCTAGAACGGTTACTCAAACAGGTGTTACTGTAATAGCACAATCAATTAACCCAACTGCAACAACAACTGTTACAGTTCAAGGTGTAACTTCTGGAATAGTAAATGTAATTACTGTATCTGTAAAAGCAGATGAAGGTAGTACAGTAGCACCAGATGCTCCACAAGATAATACTGGAACTGGTGGAACTGGAACTGGTGGTAGTGGAACTGGTGGTAGTGGAACTGGTGGTTCTCCAGAATTTGACGTACCCGTTTAAATATTAAAGGAATAAGATATGTATAAACCCTTAACAGAAGATGATAAAATATCAGATGTAGCGATTGTTACTTCTGGTGTGTTTCAAGACGGAGCATCAAGTATAACTACGTTCCATACATCATCTACACAATACACAAATACTGGTGACTATAATGTTGATGTATATCGATATGACCCAGGAACTAACACATCAGCATCTGTTCAATTTGGTGTTGCATATGGTCATGCTGAAGGTAGTGCTTCTTTAGGTACACTAGGTGCAACAGGTGATAGAACTACGGCAGCTGTGTTCGGTCAGTTTAATAATATGATAAACCCACCACAAACACAAAGATTTAAATTTAGTGGTTTAGATGATGTAAAACAATTTTACTCATTAACATTCAACAGAGCTAGAATTAGAGAATCGTTAGAACCAGGTGGTTGGGAAATACATATAAATGACGGAGCTCATACAGTTAAGTTAATTGATGATTCAAGTACAAATAAAGGTGGTAATACAGACCAAAGAAATTTTTCACCTGAATACAACATTGTTAGTGGTACACTTGTAGGTGGAACTACAATTAATACAACTGCGATTGATGAAGGAACAACGATTGGTTCATATGGATTATTTTATCCAAGCTTAGGTAGTTTAGTACTTAACCCAATTAGATTACAAAACGCTCCGTTAAATCTAATTACAAAAAGTGGTTCTAATAGTGATGATAGAAATGCTAGATTGTTTTCTAACGCAGTAAAAGAAGGAGCATACTTCTCGGCGAAAAGACAAGAAGAAATAACATCACGTCATTTCTTTGTTAGAGCTACAGCTAAAGAGTTTAATAGTACAACAAACGAAACTTTTTATACCGAATCGGTATCAGGTGTTAAACGAGTTGTACCTGGATTACAAAAAGACCCAAAGACTTTTATAACAACTGTTGGTATGTACAATAGTGAGAACGAGTTATTAGCTATAGCAAAATTAAGCAAACCAATTATAAAATCTAAATCAAGAGAAGCACTTATCAAAGTTAAACTTGATTTCTAAAAGGGGTAAAAAATGTCATTCAAGAAAAATCTTGAACCAGAAGATGTTTTAATATCCTCATTTGAAACACATAAAACATTCACTCTGAATGAGTCTGATAGTATTGTCGGTATCTACGCCGTAGGTTTAGAAAAACCAACTGATTCAAATCTTCATAACTTTGATATCAATACTGCGGCCACTAAAACAATATCGTCAAGTATATTTTATAGTGTTCCATCATATCAAACTATATTTAAATTATATTATAGAGATATAACACAAATGAGAGGTAACATCGATTATATTCGAGGAGTACCTACAGCATCTGCCGCGGTTTTATCTTATATATATACTGAACCATTATCTACATTAGATGATTCTACACGAAGAAGAACTTATAAGTTACGAAGACCATACACACGACAACTACACGATACCGGTACAGCAATTTCAGTTCCACAAAAATTATATGGTGAACGCGTACGACCTAATTCAGTAAGAATAACTGATGATAGTTCAGCTTCAACTATTATTTTACAAGATGACGGTAGAGGAAATTTATATGATATAGCATTCTCATCAAGTTATGCTAACCACGCTGTTACAGCTCAGGGAAGTGGTAGTGTAGTTGGAAATTTCTTTTACGATGACGGTCTCGCAGTAATAACAGATACTGGTTCTTATAAGGATGTCGGAACAAATAGTGGTTCAAATGGATTTGCAATAAAATTTGATTCTACACAAACTATATACGAAAGAGAATATGTATGTAGAGCAGATGAAAGTGAATTTCAACATACTACAAATAATAGTATTAAACAAGGTTATAGTAGTAGTGTAGCGATTTCTGGATTTGAACACTCAGTAGACGGTCATAGTATTAATGATACATTTGATTATGGAATTGTTGGTTATGCTACGAGTTCGTGGAGTACAGCAGGTTATGAAATTGGTACTCAATTAATAGGAGAAGCATCCCATTCAGATTTTGCAACATACGTTACAAATATAGGTTTGTATAATGATGAAAATGAGCTACTCGCAGTTGGAAAAGTATCAAAACCGATTAAAAATGACAAAGAATTAGCATTAGCATTTGTTGTGAGATTCGATACAAACTAACAAAATTTTCTCTATATATATGATATTTATATATAAGGAATAAATCAAAACCCTTTTTATTCTAAAAGGTTACTTAACTTAAAACATAACGAGGAGATTTACATTGCGTAAATTTTTATTAAGCCTCTTGATGGTGATGAGTTTCGTATATACTCAGACACCAATAATTAGACTTATGCAATCAAGGGAGTATAACACACCAAAGTATTGGTGGGGAGCACAAGAAAATTTTAAGCTAAGAGGATTTTTAGCAGATGATACTACTGGTTTAGCTAATCCAACTAACGGTACTTATAAAAGTAAGACTAGAGGTGTTGCGTATAAGAATAATAACTTTGATGCTTGGAGAGATTCAGTAATGACAATTGCTGTTACACTTGATGACAACGATGCCGATGTAACTGCTTTTCGTTTAGATTTAGTATTTGATAATGATTTAATAGATTGGACTCACGATTCAACCCACGTAGAGAAAGGTGCATATATAAATGGTTGGACTGAAGGAGATAGTGCAGCAGTTGCACATTACTCTTACGAAGTTGTTAGGTATGCTGATGTAGGATATGCTGATTCATTAGCCGCAGGTGGAACACAAGATACTTCAAAATCTATTACAGATGCTCGATATGATTGGTTAAGAATCACAATGGTTTCTCATAATGGAAATACGCACACATTTGGTAATGGAGATTCTACTCAAACAGAATTATTAAAATTACATTTTAGAATAAAAGATGTTGTAGATAATTTTTCTGCTAAATCATTTAGAGTAGCAACTAAATATTTAGCTGGAACTGGATATTATACTTATGTAACAAATGGAAATTATCTAACTACATATCAAATTTATATAGATGGTAACACAGGACAAGATGGAGTTGGTATAGGTGGTGCACGTGGTGATATTACATTACATCCAAAGTTAGTAGATGTAGAGGGTTATTTAAGATATGTTCAAGGTAAAGGTAGAGCCGTTGCAGCAGCATTCACTACAGCAACAGACAACACATATCCATATTGGAAAATAAAATTTGAATTAGACCAAAGTAATCCACATTCTTATTCTAATTGGTATAACATAGAATCAATTACAGATGCTACTACAACAACAGAAACTAATACTACCGATGACGTTATTGGTAATTATCAATCAGGAGCTCCAGGATATTTTTATCTTAAAAAAACAACAATAGCAGACCAAGTAGTGCCCGCAGAGGGATTTCTTGGTATATCTTATTATGATTCAACTTATACAGATTCTAATGGATATTATAATATACAGTTACCAAGAAACAATGGATACCGAATGTCATTTTGGCCTCCTGATGCAAGTGATGATATTGAAAACCACGTTCAACTTGAATTAGATAGAAATCAAATTACAAATGTAACCGATGCTATAATGTCATTTAACTTCCAATCAGGTAAACATCACAATTATAATAGTGGTGGTGGTAGAATAGACACATTAAATTCTATTGAATACTTTATTGGTGATGTTGACGGAGATGATTTATTTCAGTTAAACGACACTTATATATTATGGAGTTATGTATCAGGAATAATGAATAACTATACACACCATAATGGAAACTCTTATGAGGATTGGTCTACAATAGATACGTTTCACGTAGCTGGAACACCAACAGCTCGTGGATATTATCAAACTTTAAATGGACAATCAAGACTACAAAAATATGAGTTTACAGTATTTGAAGATGGAGATTTTAATCAAGCTCAAGCTTTAACATATAACCCTATAGAAACTTTAAATCCATTGATGGATGATGTTATAACTGGATTAGACACGATACATTATAATGTTGGAGCTGGAACTTCTACGTGGCACGCAGATAAAGTAACAAATGATGTAAATCCAGATTACACGATTGATAGTTTATCATATTTCTTTACAGGTGATATAAACACTACAGGTACAAAAGTTGGTAGTGATGCATATCAGACACAAACTAATACCACAACATATTATCGGTGGGGGGCGGTAGGTAATGCACCAGCTAACTGGAATCAAAAAATTAATATAGGAGATAATACACCAGGAATATTAAGTAAATCTAAGAATGTTGACGTTATTCTTTCTTTACCCGCTGATTCTACAGTTAGAGTTCAATCAGGTAATCAGATAGAAGTTCCGTTAACTATTACACCGAGAGCGGGAGTTCTTATATCTGGTTTTGAATTTGAAGTTGAGTTTGATACAACGGTATTACATTTTATAGATATGAAAACAGATATTTTACCAGGCCCGTGGATGACATATGTAAATGTTCACGAACCCGTAAATAATTGGCAAAGGGTTTCGTTTGGTGGTGTAGATTATTCACCAAGTAATGCACCAGAAAGATATTGGATTGATAAAGAGATTGTAGGATTAAATTTAGTATTTGAAGCAGCGTTTCCTGATACTGAGTGGACACAAGCTCCAATAAATTTTATTGGTAAGCACGCAGCTGGAACACCTGCAGGTAGAGACTTAACTATGAGTAAGAGTGATGGTGAAGTATGGGTATGGAATAAGTATTGGGCATTTGGTGGTGGAAAACCAGATGAAGAAGCAATAACATATAACTATCCAAACCCATTTATAGAGAATACTAAATTTCAATTCTTTTTAGATGAACCAAAAGATGTTCAATTATATATTTTAAATTCTATTGGACAAAGAATAGGAACACTTTTAAATGAACACGTGTTGACTGGATTACATACATTTGATTTTACAAATGAACCAACGGTTTGGTTGCCTGATGTGAGTGTGTATGAAAATCATCAAAAATTAGAACCAGGAGTTTATATCTTTGTAATGCAAACAGATAATAGAATTAAAGCTAATAAATTTACGGTGGTGAAATAATGAAAAAAATACTATTGACATTACTACTTTTTAGTAGTATATTCGCACAAGCAAATAGAATATTAACCTTAGCACCAACTGCTCAAGTAAGTTCTATTGGTAATGTAATGTTACCAATGATGAACCCAGCCCGTAATCTTTTTGATAAAGACCATTTCAGTTTTAGTAGAGTAAATTGGATGACTAATATCGTTAATGATATGAGTTATAATTTTATAAATGTCGACAGAGGCCCATTTGGAGTTAATATTATGTTCTTTAATTATGGAGAACAAAATCAAACAAATGAAAGTGGAATTATAGAAGGACAATTCACACCATTAAGTGCAGTATATGGTTTTAGTTATGCACGTAAGGTTAGTAAATATAACTTAGGGTTAGATGTAAAACTAATAACACACGACTTACATACTCAAAAAGCAAACGGTTTAGTATTTGGAGTTGGTGGTTATTTTCCTAAAGTGTATAAAGATTTAGATTTAGATGTTATGGTTCGTAACTTTGGATTTGCACCTAAGTTCGGTAGTTATAAATCAGAACTACCCACAAGTGTAAATGTGGCTGGAACATATCCATATAAAGATTTTATGTTTTATGGTCAATTTAATAAAATGGAAAAACATCAAACATTTGGTGTTGGAACAAGTTATAATTATAAAAATATGTTGTGGGGAAAAGTTGGATATTATATGGATGATATGCACGAATTAACTTATCCCACATTTGGATTAGATTTTAAATATGACAAGTATATTGTTGGTATGAGTTATATTTATGGAGACAAGACGTTACCGTTGAGTAACACAATTAGATTAACAATAAACCTGGAGTTGTAAAATGGCGAAAAATAAAGTAGTGGATGCAGAATCCGCTGTAGAAGAGATGAAGAATAAAAAGTTTGGATTATCAATCCAAAATATCATAGCTCTTGTAACGGTTCTATCCACAGGAATAGCAGGTTGGTATTCGTTTACTGGTCGTATTGATGGATTAGAAGAAATAGTAACAGGATTTGCAGATGCAAGTGATATAGAATTGGTAACTTCTAAACTTGATTCATATGATGAAGACATCAAGTATCTTCGTGATAAACTTGATAACTTAAAAACACCTAAAGTTAAATCTTATGATAAAGATGTAGCTAACTTAACCAATGAAATCAAAGGTTTGAAAAGAGAAATTAAGAAGTTAGAAGAACTACTTAAAGACCCTTTAGCAGATTTTAAATAGGAGATAACAATGAAAAACAATTATCGTTTTGTATTGTTTGTTGTTTTAGGATTCGTAATGTCCCAAATAATTGGGTGTGCGGCTTCCGTTCAAACAGAACAATATGTAGGTGAGTATGAAAAAGAAAAATCAATGGATGAAGTTGTCGTAACTAAAGTAGATGGATTAAAAATACTTGAAGTAAGAGCTAATAAAGATATGGAAGAACGATATCCTGAACTAGCAGAGAAGAGAGTTGCTTTCGGTCTAACACAAGAACTTCAAAACGTTGTATCTTATATCGGTAGATTTAATATGATTGAAGCCGACAGAGATATGCAGTTAGCTATCAGAAATGATTTGAAAGCTAATAAGGCTAAAATCACAACGGCAAAGTATTCTGGTTATGTAACCATTTATGATTTTGCTGTCAATCTAAAAGAAGAAATAAAAGCTGGTAAGGTGGAGACTATCAATGAAACAATAGTTGGTATTCAGGTTAAGTTGATTAACAATGAGAATACACAGTATGTTGTTGGTAGTGGTCAAGGAAGAGCTTCAACCGTAGGTAGAGGATTTCTTATGAATCCTAATATGGCTTGGAATCAATCTTCTTTAAGTTCCGCATCAAATAAAGCTATGGAGACAGCCGTAGTCAATGTTATAAAAGCAATTGACCGTAGGGGTTGGTAAAATGGATGTGGCAGAAACTAATATTAATTTTTTTATTGTGGAGTAGTGTTTCTGCCCAATCCTTTTTCTATTCATACGTAGACCCTTGTCAACAAACTGTAGTTCGTAGTAATTATACAATTACAGGAGATCAAAAAGGATTTCAAGTAACTTATTATAACCGTACTAAGTTTTTTACCTTAGAAGAGGCATTAGAAATAGTAAGACGTGATCCAATAACTGGTGTACCAATATATGCCATAGAAGATTGGGCACAAAATGTCTTTAATGATTTTGAAGATTTATTTCCATGTGCAGTTAAAGTAGCAGAAGAGTTATTATCTTCAGTACTTGCAGAAAATGTTAGTGAGCAATTTAGTAAGGATGAAGGTGGTGGAGAAGATATTTCATCTACACCACAACAGGTTAATTATGCTATTCGTTCTACACAAGGTGATGAAAGGTGGATAACATCTTTCAATAGTGTTTATACTGCAACTTCATTTGATGGTAGAAAAAGACACGATGGTAATTTTAATTTTACTAATGATTTCAGAAAAGGTTCTCTTACATATGGTCAAGGATTTAAGTTTAAAGCCA